TCACATCATTTCAACCACTACCAGATTCGGAATGAAGTATATAATATAGTTATCAACGGTAGTATATACTCCATACTTATCACGGTAGCAACTGATACATTCTTCCAGATATTCTTCTGTAACATCCAGAAAGTCTGCAATTTCATATTTATTTTGACATCCAGCATTGAATGCGTGGATGATTCCCATAAGTCCGATCAGGCGGTTGTAGCCGTGCAATCGGGCTTGACGTTCCTGTTTACGGTTTTGTACGGAATTTATATCTATAATATCACCAACGGATGTGTGGTGATGTCCAAGTTCTTCAGCCAGTGTACAGGCTTTTTGAACTGTATTCATATCTTTTCTGATTGCGACAGTACCGTCACAATACAATCCTTTTATTCGATCACTGTGAAATGTATAATCTATAACATCTATACCGTCCCCGCAGGCTTCGTCTTGTAAACATTCGTATGTGTTCATATGTATAGCACCTCCCACTACAGCATATCCGTTTATCTATCCAATAAAAATGTTTTATTTTCTTCTGTTCTTTACAAATGCAGCGAAGTTTTTGATTTCTTCCATTTCAGACTCAGTGTATTCTTCACCGTCGAAGTGGGCGGCGAGAGTGGCAGGATGATAAGTATTGTCTATAACCATTTTTTCTAATTCATCTGCGGTAATTCCTAAAGCATTACATATCTTACAAACATTAACATACCCTGCTTTTTCAGCACCACGTTCCAATATAGCTTTTACAGTTGAATATGGAAGACCAGATATTTTTACGATATCTGCAACTTTCATATTCTTATTTTCCATTAGTTTTTTCAATAATTCAGCACGTTGATCCATTTTCTGTACCTCCTTGAATTGATATTACAATATTGCGTAACGAAAGTAAATAGAAAATTGCAAAATATTGCAAAAAATATGTTGACAATTGCGCAATAATGCAATATAGTAAAAATACGAATTGCGGAATTGCGCAATTTGAAAATGCGGACTGCATTGGAGAAAGGTTGATAGTTACTGGAACATTAAAGCTCCTTTTCAAGGTGGAATGCTAACGGAGTTTCTCCGAAGCAACCAGTATAAGACAGAGCGACTATCTTATAACCAAGTTTTATCCACTTCTCAGCTAATGTTTTGGAATAAGTAATTCGTTTTATAGTACCACCTCCTTTCATAGAGGCGATTTGCAGTCCGCATCAATATTATAGCAGAAGGGAGTGAGAAAAGTTGCCAGAAGTAAAAGTTGATAATCTGGAAGCGGAAATGAAACGAAACAAAATTTCGCGTTCTGACATTGCCAATTTACTGGGATTGTCATACAGAACTATTCATTCCAGATTTAATGGCGAATCAGAATGGGGATATGCTGAATGTGTTAAAGTGCGAGATGCATATTTCCCAAACATGACATTAGACTACCTGTTTGAAACAGAAGAGAAAGTGAGGTGAGAGCAATGAAGAAAAAGATTATCAATAAGAGAGTCAATGGAGATTCTGAAGAGCTGCACGCATTGAAAGGCTTTAAGGTCTTAGCTGTTGGCAACGGAACAATCGGAGAAGAGTGTGCGTTGAGTATCATGCTGATGAACGAGAACAACGTTGCTGTTGATTTAAGTATCACAGATGACGGAGCGTACCTCAGCGATTTCTACGCACTGACAGAGGACATGATTCCACGCACTTATGATGACTAGAGAGGTGAGAGGAGATGCCAAAATTAAAAATATCTGACAGGGAAAGGCAGAACAGAATACTTCTTGCAATCATTGAGTCAGGAAAGACTATGACAGCTATTGATACTCAGAAGCTTTCAAAACTGACCGGTATCCCGCCGAGCACTCTGTACCAAAGATTAAGTCAGCCGGATAATATCCGAATCAGTGAATTAAGAGAAATCCTAAGGGTGCTCAAAATCACTGATGAGGAAAAGGCGAAGATAGGTAGGGAAGTGATATGAGAGATTGTAGTTTCTGTAAAGAAAAAAACAGATGCATGGAAAGAAGTAGATGTATTCCGTGTTCATCATTTAAGAAAGAAGGTGAGAAAAATGAATCAGATCGATATGATCGACATCCAAAGAAGAGCAATCCAGATAGTTAATACCAAGAGAGAGCCAAGAAGAATTGAGCATGATGACAGAGAAGAAACAACGTCAGCGGTTATGACAATAGTTGCGATGGGATTGGTAGTTGTCTTAGGAATCGCAACATGGGTTATCTTCGGATATTAAAAAAGAGTGCCCAGAAAAGGCGGCAACCTTCGGACACTCGGAAATTAGTCAATTACATTATAAGAAAAGAAAGAAAATTAGTCAAATGATTGAAGCAACAAGAATAAAAACAAACGATAAGGATGGTTGTCAGGTAGAAGCAAGTGGAAGTATTGGTGATCTTATGATGGAGTATAAAGCAATAACGGAAGCTCTCTTCAAAACGGTCAGTAGAGAGGCTGGATTAGGACTCGCAGAGGAACTCTTTATGAAAGCAATAAGAATGACAATTGAGGGAGAGAAGAATGAACGATCCGTTTGAAGTATTTGATTTTAAGGACGAAAAGGACTGGTTAAGTGGAAGAATGAACGGCATCGGTGGAAGCGATGCGAGCGCAGTGGTCGGGATGAATCCTTACAAGAGCAACATCAATCTGTTTGAAGAGAAGACTGGGAGAAGAATTCCGGAAGATATTTCTGGAAAATCCTGTGTGATCTATGGAAAATACGCAGAAGGACCAATCAGGGAATTGTTTAAGTTGGATTATCCGGAATATGTGGTAGAGCATCATGAGTTCAGGATCCTGCGAAGCATCCAATATCCATTTATGCAGGCGTCACTGGATGGGGAGCTGACTGATCAGGACGGCAGACGAGGAATTCTTGAGATCAAGACAACCAATATTTTGCAGAGTATGCAGAAAGAAAAGTGGAGAGACCGGATTCCGGATAATTATTACATACAAGTTCTGCATTACCTGCTGGTCACAGGATATGAGTTCGTTGAATTGTGTGCTCATCTGAGAACAGAATGGGGCGGAGAGAAGCGAACGACAGTGAAACATTATCACATAGAAAGAGCAGAAGTTCAGAATGATCTGGATATGCTGCTTAGAGAAGAAACGAAGTTTTGGAATTATGTAGAGAGTGGCAGGAAGCCACCGCTCATACTTCCAGAGATATAAATACAAGGAGGAACAAAATGGAATTAAGAATTACTAATCCGGAAGAAAATGGATTTTTGAAAGAGATCCAGTGGAACCAAGAGGAAGTCAAATCATGGGTTGCTGCAAGAGTGCAGGATTATAAGACGATCGCATATACTGCAGATCAGGCGAAAGACATGAAGAGAGATCGTGCAGATCTTAATAAGTTAAAAGCTGCATTCGAAGACGAGAGAAAGCGTCTGAAGAAAGTGTGTATGGAACCGTATAACCGGTTTGAACAGCAGGTGAAAGAAATTACAGCACTGATTGATGAACCAATTCAGTTAATTGATTCTCAGCTGTCTGAAATCGAAGAGAGACGCAAGCAGCTGAAACAGAAAGAGATAGAAGAACTTTTTGAAACGATCGGATTTCAGGACTTCATTACGCTGGAAAGAATCATGGATCCGAAGTGGCTGAATGCAACGGTATCTCTTAACAAGATTGAAGAGCAGATGAAGAACTTGCTGTTTAGAGTCGGTACTGAAGTTTCTACGATCAATAGTCTTCCGGAGTTTAGCTTTGAAGCACTGGAGAATTACAAGAAGACGCTTGACTTAAATATGGCCATTGCAGAAGGACAGAGACTTGCAGACATTCAGAAGCGGAAACAGCAGTATGAAGAAGAACAGAAACGTATTGCTGAAGAAAAAGCAAGACAGGAAGCAGAAGAACTTACAGCTAAGCAGCAGGAAGGTGATGAGACAGTCAAAGAAGCTACACCGGTTAATGAGACTGTTATTGTAAGAGAAGAGCCAGTTGCTGCAGACCTGATCCAGTTAGACTTCCGTGTATTCGGAACAAGAGAGCAGATCATGGCATTACGTAACTATATGATTGAGAATCAGATTAAATTTGGAAAGGTGGAATAAAAGATGGCAGTACAGAACAGTTTAGCAAACAGACAGACGAAAACAGGAATGGCTGCATACCTGACGCAGGATGCAGTAAAGAAACAGATCAACAGTGTGGTTGGTGGAAAGAATGGGACAAGATTCATTTCCAGTATCGTATCAGCAGTTCAGACAACACCGGCTCTACAGGAGTGTACAAATCCAAGCATCCTGTCAGCAGCATTACTCGGAGAAGCATTGAACCTTTCCCCGTCTCCACAGCTTGGCCAGTTCTATATGGTCCCGTTCGATAACAAGAAGAAAGGCTGCAAGGAAGCGCAGTTTCAGCTTGGCTATAAGGGATATATTCAGTTGGCAGAACGTTCCGGATACTACAAGAAATTAAATGTTCTTGCAATCAAGGAAGGGGAACTGATTCAGTATGATCCTCTGAATGAAGAAATCGAGGTGGAACTGATCGATGATGATGTGGTTCGCGAAGAGACTCCGGCAATGGGATATTATGCTATGTTTGAGTATGAGAATGGGTTCCGTAAGACCATGTACTGGTCCAAGAAGAAAATGCTTGCACATGCGGAGAAGTATTCCCAGGCATTTAAGAGAAATGGTGGAGCAAAGTCCTTGGAGCTTCTGGAACAGGGGAAGATTCCAGAAAAGGAACTTTGGAAATATTCTTCCTTCTGGTTTAAAGATTTTGATGGAATGGCATTGAAGACGATGCTACGTCAGCTGATCAGCAAATGGGGAATCATGAGCATCGATCTGCAGAATGCCATCGATAAGGATATGGCAGTCATCCATGAAGATGGAACAACGGATTATGTTGAGACTCAGACAGAACAGGATAATGTTGTTGCCGATCAGGAGCTGCAGGAAGTAAAAGAAGAGAAAGAAACAGAGTCAGAAAGAAGCGTAGAGGATGAGTTTTTCAAATAATGATAAGACGAGAGGAGAAGTGTTATGCAGCACATTAATTTAGAAACATTTGCAAATGGAGCATTTACCGCCCAGGTGAACCGGGCAATGGAAGAAGTCACAAAGAATATCCAGGATCCGAATACAGATGCAACAGTGGCAAGAAAAATCACTATAACAATTGGATTTAAACCAAATCAGGAAAGAAACTTTGTTGCTACTGGTGTACAGACAAAAACAACGCTTGCGCCGGCACTCGGAGCAGTGACAGCGATTTCAATGGGAAAAGATATCACAACCGGAGAGGTGGAAGCTGTTGAGATTGGAAATCAGATCCCGGGGCAGATGTCCCTCAATGACATGAATCAGGAACAGGAGGCTTCAACGGTTCAGATCATTGATGGAAAAGCCGTAGATACTGCAACCGGAGAAATCCTGGAATCAAAAGATACAGGAAACAAAGTAGTTGATTTAAGAAAAGCAAGAGAAGCATAAGGAGGAAGCAAAGATGTTTGAGGGATTAAGAGATGCATTTGAATATGTAACAGGATTGAAAGAAGAGTCTATGAAACCAATTGTGGAGACAATAAATGGAAAAATTTATTGCAATAAGAATCTTGTGAGATATGGCAAAGAGGATCTTGCGAGTTCGCTTGATGTAAATACACTTTCCGCAATGGTAGATTATATTAAGGGGATGCCGGAGGAGCTGAGAGAAAAGATGGTGTTACATATTATATCACCAACACATGTGAAGTTATTTTCTGGGCTTTTGGATGAAAAACGCCGTGAGTATCTGATTGAAAGTGTGGCAATTGTTAATGAATTTCAATTTGATAAGTACTATGATCAGGAACGTTTCCTGATTGAGCTTCAGGCAAACTTCGCAACGAATGAGGATCTTGAAACGCTCCTGCAGGTATCCGGGAATATTCAGGCAGGTACGACAGCTTCTTATTCGGATGATGGAATCTCACAGAAAACAACGATTAAATCCGGCGTACAGAGAGCAGATGTTATTGTTCCAAATCCGGTAAAACTGATTCCTTACCGTACGTTTCAGGAAGTAGAACAGCCCTCCAGCTTGTATGTGTTCCGTATCAGAGATGATGGTGGAGATCCGAAATTCAAGCTGGTAGAAGCTGATAATGGTTTATGGAAGAATGCAGCAATGAAAAAAATCAAAGAATATTTTGAATATGAGCTTGCAGAGACACCGATCATGAAAGAAGGAAGATTAACCATTATCGCATAAAAATGATATCTCCTTATAAATTGGATAAATGTCACACATGCAACTTGTAAAGGATGTTTCTCCTGTGCCGGATATTAGATGCGGTAATCCGGTACAGGAAGAAAGGGGAAGGAATGAAATCAGTAACATTTCATGTTCCGGGCAAGCCACAAGGAAAGGCAAGAGCCCGAACGGTTTACAATAAAAGCGTAGGTCACTCGGTTAGTTATACACCAGAGAATGATCTGTTGTATGAGAATCTGATTAAAGCAATGTATATCACTGCTGCCAAAGGAACTCGATTTGAAAAAGAGATCCCAATAGCTCTTCGAATCGTAGCAAGATTTGAACCACCGAAGAGTACTTCGAAAAAGAAACAGCAGCAGATGATTTCCGGAGAACTTCATGTTATGAAGAAGCCGGATATTGACAATATTGTAAAGGTTGTAGCGGATGCGCTGAATGGCGTGGCCTACAAAGATGATACTCAGATCGTATTTGTCGCTGCAAAGAAAGCATATTCAGCCGAGGAAGGATTGGATGTGATCGTGGAGGAATATAAAGCAACAGAATAAACAGGAAGGCGGTGGCAGCGTTGCCAAGACCAAAAAAGAATGGCCTAGACTACTTTCCACTTGATGTTGATTTCCTCGAAGATCCCAAAATAAAGATACTGAAAGCCAGATATGGCAGAGACGGTATTGTATTATATATCTACCTGTTGTGTGAGATATATAAGCAGGGATATTACCTGCAGATAGATGAAGATTTTGAATATATTATATCTGATGATCTAAAAATTGATCAGAACAAGGCGAAGCAGGTCTTGAACTTCTTGCTGTCACGGTCACTGTTTGATAACACACTTTTTCAGTCGGACAAGGTCTTGACCTCTGCCGGAATACAGAAAAGATTTCAACTTGCAGTCAGAGAACGAGCAAGGAAAAATCCGATAGAAGTTGGAAGGTACTGGCTTTTAAAAAAAGAAGAAACAGAACCTTTTATTAAGTGTACCCATTTTAGTGATTTATCCGAGATAAAAGAGAGTTATTCCAGGAAAAACGATTGTAATTCCACGGAAAAATCCCTAAAGAAAAGTAAAGTAAAGAATATAGATAATATATTAGGATTCAGCCCGGAACTTGAACAGGCATTTCAAATGTATATTCTTGTCCGTTCTAATAATTATGGAGACATAATACCGGAACAGATCCAAGCACTTCGAGAGGATTTGATCCAATTGAGTGATTCAGAAGTTGAACGCATTGCTATTGTTAAGAAGGCAACAGCAGGAGGATGGAAATCATTTTATAAGACACCATGCAAGGAGAAGCAGAGCAGAACCAAGAAGGCAGCAGTTAAGGACAATAACAATTTTAAGAGAAGGCAGTATGATATGGATGATCTTGAGAATCGACTGTTGGGAAGGTAGAGAAGAATGGGTGAAAGTAAAATAAGAAAATGTATTATCTGCGGACGGCTCATCACGGCATCAAGAAGATATGCATACTGCAGTGATGAGTGTGCAGGTTATGCTAGCAAAGAGCGTGCTAGAGCAAAAATGCGTGAAATACAAGAGGAACATAGAAAATTTATTACAGAGACCAGGCAAAAGAAAAATATGAAGAAGCCTGGAAGAAAATCGAAGCAGCATAAAAATGAGCTCATAAGAATAGCTGTTGAGGCAAGAGAGCATGGAATGAGCTACGGTCGGTATGTTGGAATTTATGAATACCAGAAGGGGATGAAAATTTAAAATGAGTAGAATGATGGACGCAGATAAATTTCTTTCCTGGCTGAGTGAGGTCGAGGGTGAGATCAGGAAAGAGAAGATGAAAGAATGTCAGCCGGATCGGTATGATGACGGGTTGATGGCGGCAACAGGAACCATCAGGGAGTATGTTGAGAAGATGTGCAAGATCGACGAGGCTGACAAAGGACATGGCTGGATACCAGTGACAGAAAGACTTCCGGAAGATGAAAGAGATGTACTACTCACACTTGAGTCAACGAACGGTAACGGATACAGAGAGTACAGTGTAGGATGTTACATCCAAGTGTTTGACGAGGACACAGAAAAGCACTGGCTTGATAGACAGTACGGATACCTTGAGTGGGATAGATACTCAAACGGACACGGTGGATGCTCACTGTACAGAGTTACAGCATGGATGCCGATTCCGAATCTGTACAAGGGATAAAGACCATGAACAGACAAGAAAAAGAGGATCAGGCGCAGATTGAGTACCTGAGACGATGGAAAGAGAAGAAACAGAAGAGAAAGAATCTGTCAGAAAAACTGAGAAAGAGAGGCACGAAATGAAATACAAAGTTGGAGACAAGGTAAAAGTTAGAAGTGACTTAAAAACATCGGTGTTGTATGGCAGTTTATACGCAGCTGCTGAAATGATAAAGAAAAAGATTGTAACGATTACATACGTGTATGATGGTTGCTACAAAGTTGTAGAAGATGACTATGCGTGGACAGATGAAATGCTTGAGGGATTAGTAGAGGACGAACTGACAGCGGAAGAAGCAATTATACTTAGAGGCGAAATGTGTGAGGGAAGGAGTTGCAGTCGTTGCAAGCTGAGTGCCTATAACAATGGCACGGGTATTACCTGTAATGAATTAGCGGTAAAACATCCTGAACGATATATCGAAGTCCTCAAACAGTACAAGAAAGACCATGAAAAGAAAGAAATTGAAGTTGTGAAGAAAACCTGTTGCCTTGTAATAGACGAAAAAAGAACGATTGTTCACGAAGAGGAAATTGACAATCATGATTCTTGCGAGGAAGTGCTGAAAAGATATTGCGAAGAGCATGATGGAAAATTCTTTGCTATTGCGGAATGTAGATATGAGGTAAAGGAGTAGGCGTGAATGTTGGAGAAAAGATAGATTACATGATTCAGTGTTTGAAAGTCGCAAAAGCTGAGTATGATTACATGGCTGATTACATTGCCAATGAACCGACTGAAAGGCAAGAGTTGTGGAAGTTTCTTGATACACACAGAAATCCAAACAAAGCATTGATTAAAGACAACTTGAAGAATGTGGCAAGAATGGGATTCCAGGTGGCAAATGAGGTGAAATGATGGATGGACTAATTGTAAAAAAGAGATGGTTAAATCTTATCCTTAGTGGGAAGAAAACTATTGAAATAAGAGGTAGTAATACCAAGAAAATAGGACAGCCGATCTATTTACTGGAAAGTGGGACAAATCTTGTAAAAGGCACGTGCATTATAGACTCTACATATCCAATATCCTGCTCTGATTGGTCTGAGGAAAGAGAAAAACACTGTGTTGACATATCTTATTCAGAGTTGAAGAAAAGGTATAAAAGACCTCATGCGTGGGTACTGAGAAATGTGAAACTGACGGAAGAAGAATGGAAGTACGAACATCCAAAGGGTGTGATTATATGGGTAAAAGATGTAATGCCGGCATATGAACTGCAAACTGGATATATAGACGTAATTTTTAGAAACAATATGTAATTTACAGAAAGGAGTACGGAGCTCCGGCCGGGCAAAGATATATCGGCTCCTTTCAAAGATATGAATTATCAGGAGTTTTTAAATAATAAAAAATTCGTACTCGAAAGTTCTGGATTTGATATTGATAAAAAAGAACTAAATCCAAAACTGTTTGATTATGAAAAAGACATAGTTAGATGGGCGTTAGCAAAGGGAAGAGCTGCTATATTTGCTGATTGTGGACTCGGAAAAACCGCTATGCAGCTTGAATGGGCGCATCAAGTATCGAAAAAAACTGGCGGTAAGGTATTGATATTGGCGCCACTGGCGGTAGCACCACAGACAGCGAAAGAAGGAGAAAAATTCGGAATCAAAGCTATTGTTTGTGAATCACAGGAAGCGTGCAAAGAAATTAGTATAACAAACTATGAAAAATTGGATAGATTTGTCGCTAAAGAATTTGTTGGAATTGTACTTGATGAAAGCAGTATTTTGAAATCTTTCACAGGAAAAGCAAGAACACAAATTATTGATATGTTCAACAAAGTCCCGTATAAGTTAGCGTGTACTGCGACGCCTTCTCCAAATGATTATATGGAGTTAGGTAATCACAGTGAATTTTTAGGAGTTATGACAAGAGCTGAAATGTTATCAATGTTCTTTGTACATGACGGTGGCGAAACATCAAAATGGAGACTGAAAGGCCATGCGGAAAATGTTTTTTGGCAGTGGATGTCTTCGTGGGCTGTATTTATTGGAAATCCAAGAGATTTAGGATATGAGGAACACGGATTTGATTTGCCTGATCTGAAAGTAAAACAGATTATTGTTGATGGTAATGAGCCAATTATGGACACATTGACACTGACGCAACGCAGGCAGGCTAGAAAAGAAAGCATTGAATTAAGGTGTAACACAGCAGCAGACCTTGTAAATAATTCGGAAGAACAATGGCTTGTATGGTGTGATTTGAATGACGAAAGCTCGTTGCTTCATTCACTGATATATGAATCTGTCGAAGTAAAAGGTTCTGATAAACCGGAACACAAAAAAGATTCCATGCTGACTTTTTCTGAGGGAAATATTAAAGCATTAGTTACAAAGCCTAAAATTGCTGGATTTGGAATGAATTGGCAGAATTGCCACAATATGATTTTCGTAGGATTATCGGACAGTTATGAAGCATATTACCAGGCGGTACGGCGTTGTTGGAGATTCGGACAGGACAAGCCAGTAAATGTGTACATTATCATTTCTGCAAAAGAAGGATGCGTAAAAGATAATATTGAGCAGAAGCAGGCAAAAGACGAACAGATGAAATCAAAGATGATTGAATTAACGAAAGAAATTACAAAGAAAGAACTTAGAAAGACTTGCAGAATAAGCACACCTTATGACGCTGAAAAAGAAATGAGATTGCCAAAATGGGAGGAATTTAATTAATGAAAATTTTAGATCAGACAGTAGCAGACAAGTACACGATTTACAATGGAGATTCTTGCGAGGTGGTAAAAGGTATTCCAGACGATAGTATTCATTACACAATCTTTTCCCCACCGTTTGCAAGCCTATATACATACTCTAATTCAGACAGAGATATGGGAAATTGCAAAGATGATGAAGAGTTCTATGAACATTTTAAATTCTTAGCGAAAGAACTTTACAGAATTACAATGCCTGGAAGATTGCTGAGCTTTCATTGCATGGATTTGCCGTTAATGAAGTCAAAAGATGGTGTGATTGGACTAAAAGACTTTCCGTCAATTATCAGACAAGTGTTTGAAGATTGCGGATTTATATACCATTCCAAAGTAACAATTTGGAAGAATCCGGTTACCGAAATGCAGAGAACAAAAGCATTGGGATTACTTTGGAAGCAGATTAAAAAAGATAGTTCCATGAACAGACAGGGCATCCCGGATTACATTGTTACTATGAGAAAACCGGGTGAAAATCCAGAAAGAATTTCCCATTCAGATGAATCGTTCCCGTGTGATGTATGGCAGAAATACGCTAGTCCGGTATGGATGGATATTAAGCAGTCAGATACTTTACAGAGAACATCTGCAAGAGATGAAAAAGACGAAAGACATATTTGCCCGTTACAGTTGGAAGTTATTCAGAGATGCATTGAATTATGGAGCAATCCGGGAGATATAGTTTTTGATCCGTTTGCCGGAATTGGTAGCGTACCATACATGGCGGTAAAACTGAATCGAAGAGGTTTGGGATGTGAGCTGAAAGAAAGTTATTACAAACAGGCTATTAAAAATTTGGAAGTAGCAGCGGACAATATACAGGAAGATGATATCGTTGGTCAAATGAACATTGAGGATTTTCTTAATAGTGAAGCAAGCTAATGACACACAGGAACAGTTGAGATTTGCGTAGGTGGGAAAGATGACAGAGCAGGAAAAACAAGAAATCATTGCGGAAGTTAAGGCTTCCGTGATGGATGAGCACAGATGCGTATGTAAACCGATTATACTTAGGAAATATCCTAATTTTTTCAATTACATTCTGTGTAAGTGCGCACAATGTGGAGCAGAGACAATGACAGATGCAGAACATCAAAATGTTAACTATTGTAGCACATGTGGTTGCAAACTAGATTGGAGCGATGAAGAAAGAAGATTGGAACATCGGAAAGTAATAGCGATTACAGGTGAAGAATTTAAAAGGATTGTATGGGATGCAATCAAAAACAATAAAGTGAAGTATCACAGAGGAAGAAAAAAATGAGACTAAAACCAGTAGTAAAGGCAAGTGAGTTTGTGAGATTCGGATTCAAGCCTTGCCGAGGACTTCCGAAAAGCGCAGAGAGTTACTACCTCTGCGTGAAGAACGGCCACAGAGTGATGTTTGTGGACAGTAAGCATTTTACGGAATCTGAATGGCCGATCAAAGATGCAAGGATCCACAAGAATCCAAACTGTAAATTCAGCGACAAGCGGACAGCAACAGAGAACGAGTGTGAATTGGTAGTGAATGGCTTGCTGGAAGAGGTGAGAGAATGAAGGAAAGATTAACAACCTATCACTGCGGTAAAGCAGTAATTAAAGACAAGAACAAGCTGTCAGAAGCTATGGAGAAGTTAGCTGAGTTTGAGGAAAAAGAAAAATGTGGAGAATGGCTTGACGCTATTGAACTTGCGAAAATTGCTATTGCGCTGCAAAGCCAGAAGCACATTCCAGTAAAGCCGATTATCTTAGATGTACTGAACGGAGATATCGACTATGTATGCCCTTTATGCGATAAAGAGGTAATGTCGGATGCGGAAAGCAGAAACAACTATTGTGGCGAATGCGGTTGTAAATTTGATTGGAGTGATGAACAGTGAAAAGAAGTACAGACACACGCTGGAGTCCTGCAGAGATCCAGCAGAACCAAAAAGAACATTATGCTGCTATGGCAGAACATCAGACGGATCAGAAAGCCAGCAAGGACTTTCATCGTCCGGCATACCAAGCAGGCAATCTGATCAAAGCACAGGGGCAGCAGTTGTGGCATGGAGATGTTACTGGATATATAGCCAGAAAATACAAGATAGGGAGTGATACCATTGGAGACAATGACGAAGGAGAGGCTGGAAGCATACAGAAATAACAAGACAGAAATATTGTCATTGAAATATATTTTAAATAACCGATGGCAATCAGAAACAATGATAGGGAATGATGTGATTTTAGATTATAGCAAAGGATATCCAATTCCACAGAGTATTATTGGCTTTGATCAAGAAAAGTATGAGAGGCTTCAGGAGCGTGATCTGAAGAGAAAAGAGCGTCTTGAGAAGGAGTGTGAAGAAGTGGAGAAATTTGTTGAAGACATAGAAGACACACAATTACATAGTATTTTCAGAATGTATTACATAGATGGTGTTCATCCGGTAAACCAGATGCAGGTAGCGGAACAGATGCATCTGGAGAGAAGCACAATCAGCAAGAAAATAGACAAGTATCTTCAACTTTCACACAAATCACATCAATCACAGTTATAATGATAATTGAGCCAAAGGCGGAAAACCGACGGCTCGTTAAAACTCCATAGACAAAAACCTAGAGAGGACAACCTGGCGACAGGTTGTCTTTTTCGTTGCACAATGTTGAAAATAGGGATATAATGAATGTAGGTGTAGTGCTTTAAGGATTGGGCGGATAGGAGATAGGAAAATGAATAAGGAATTAATTGAATCATTATCACTTCCAGCGAGTGAAATGATGAAAGGAGTAATAGTTTCGGCTATAGTGATTATAGCGTACATGGTAATATTATTTATAGGGAGTAAGTATCAAAAAGTTGATTGTATTCAAAAAATAGCAAATATATTAGCTGCGTTTGCAGTATGGATAGAATTGTTATTTGGGGATATGTATGAGTTGTTCGGAAATCACGATTTGACATATTTTTTGATAGCAGGAACATTAATTACATTAATTAATACTATGTGGTCGAAGTAATTGTTTGAAGGCACCCTCCGGGGTGCTTTTCTAATACCCAAAATCTTGGACCATTAGTTCAGTGGTAGAACATTCGCCTCATAAGCGAAATGTCGTAGGTTCGATCCCTGCATGGTCCATCAATAATAAACAGGAATGGAAGGTGGTGAAGTGGCAGGTTATGAAAACATAAGAGATAAAGGATTTGATAAGCGAAGTACGGAAGAACTACGGGAAATACAATCCCGTGGAGGTAAGAAAAGTGGCGAAGTAAGACGTAGGAAGGCAGACTTCCGGAAGACGTTGAACCTGCTGCTTACTGCGGAAATAGATAATGAAGAATGGAAGCCGGTTTTAGAGTCGCTTGGTGTTGAGTGTACTCTGGAATCGGCTTTGCTTATGGCTCAGATCAAGGAGGCAATGCGGGGAAATACAAAGGCTGCATATTTTGTTGCCCAGTATGCTGGACAGAATGCACAGACTGCTGCGGATGATAAAGAACAGCAACGCAGGACAGAACGGATGGAAGCTGATACAG